AAACATTGTCAATCAAGTGTTCTCCCTCTTAAGTGGTGCTGCTACATGGACTAAGGCTCTTAGATATCCAAAAGAATATGCTGAGGCTGCTGGTGGGGCTACTGCTAAAGTTAAAGAATTGAAAAAGACTATTCTCGGATTCGATGAGATTAATAAACTTACAAAGCAAAGCACTCCAAGTGGTGGAGGTGGTGCAAGCGCTTTGGATTACTCAAAGATGTTCGAGGAAGCGAAATACAACGACACATTCCAAAAGATTAGAAACATTATCCAAAAGCATTTAGATGAACTCAAGATATTACTATTAGGTGCTGCCTTTGTAGTAGGTGCAATCCTAACACTAACTGGCGCAAACATTCCAGTAGGTCTTGGGTTGATGGCAATCGGAGCTTACGGTTTAGCAAAAGCATATATAGCTAATTGGGGTGGAATGTCTAAAGAAATCGCTGGCGCACTATCGTTAGTTCTAGGTGTTGTTGGTGGTTTCTCTCTAGCGTTAGGTTTAATACTGTTGTTATCAGGTGCTAGTATCCCTGCTGGTTTGGGATTAATGGTGTTAGGTGCTACTTCGATGGCAGCGTCAATTTCAGTCAATTGGAGAGCAATAGAACCAAACATTCAAAACGCACTTAACTCTATTGTAGGTATTGCGTCTGGAGCTCTGTTAGCACTAGGTGTAATCCTAGCGTGGAGTGGGGCTAATATTCCACTTGGTATCGCTATGATAGCTGCTGGTGCAGTAGGTATTGTCAGTATGGTTGCAATCAACTGGCAAGAGATACCTAACAAAGCAAACAACTTGTTGCAAAAGGTTACTCAAATCGCTAGTGCTTCATTGTTGGCATTGGGTGTAATCATATTATTCTCTACTGGTGGGTTTGCCTCTCCATTAGGTGTAGGTCTTATCCTTGCTGGCGCAATCGGTTTGGCAGCAACTGCCAAGATTGATTGGAACGCTATCCCAACAAAGATTACCGAACTAACCACAAAAGTAATAAACGCATGGGATAACTTAAAGAAGAGCGCAACCAATAAATTTGAAGAAATCAGAAAAGCAATCAACGATAAAGTCGAGGGCATTAAGAGAATATTCAACTTCACATGGAAATTCCCTAATATTCAACTTCCACACATACCATCACCACACTTTGAAATGAGAACTGTTGGAGTAGGTAGATACTCATTCTCAATTCCTCAATTCAGTGGTTGGTATGCTCAAGGTGGTTTCCCAACAACTGGAGACTTATTCATGGCTAACGAAAAGGGAGCCGAAATGGTAGGTTCTATGAATGGTAGGACTACAGTTGCTAACAACCAACAAATCGTAGATGGTATCCGTCAAGGTGTAAGAGACGCTAACCAAGACGAGGTAAGACTACTACGTGAACAAAACGACCTTCTAAGAGAACTAATAGTTAAGAGTGGTGTTGTAAATATCCCTCTACACGCTATTACAGACTCATTAGAGCGCAAAAATCAACGAGACGGAGGAACATTTGTTCCAGTAGGATAGGAGGCTTAAATGAACCCAATTCAAAGCGTAAATGGGGTTGCGATTAAATGCCCCACAACTTATCAATGGGATTTACAAGATATAAGTGCAGCAGACGCCGGTCGTACAGAAGACACTGTCATGGACAAAATGCGTATTGGACAGGCAGTCAAAATCCAACTGTCATGGAAAGCATTGACTTGGGCTGAGGCAAGTACAATCTTGAAAGCCTTCAATCCAGAGTACATCAATGTTACATACATGGACGCTATGGAAGGCACATTTAGAACTGGGCAATTCTATGTAGGTGATAGAAGCGCCCCAATGTATAACGCAACCATAGGTCTATGGGAGAATGTATCATTCAACATTATTGAAAGGAGTGGACTACGTGTATCCAATCAGCTCAACGGTTAAACAAATGTTTGATAATAACTACAGACAAGTAGTTAAAATCCAAATGGATACCGAACAACAAACTTACGAGATTACAGAAAGTAATATTATCTCTGGAAGTTTTTCTATTGATAGGTATTCCATTACTGGAAACCGTATTGAGATTGGCACTGCCACTGCTGGAGAATTAAAATTTCAACTTACAAACTATAACGGAGAATGGAATGATGTTAAGTTTGAAGGAGCTCAATTATATGTTCAAATAGGAATATGTGATTGGGATAATAGCGATACTATCAATTGGATACCTTGTGGGTATTTCACTGTTGATAAACCAGTGCGTAATTCTTCTATCCTTTCCCTAGAGGCTTTGGACAGAATGGCAAAGTTTGATAAACCTGTTAATTGGGATTTATTGACTTTGTCATTCACACCAAAGACTCTTATTTCTAGGATATGCGACATTTGTGATGTTCTACTGACTGATGGAAGTTCACTAAACAATCTACCTAATGCAGATTATGTAGTAACACTTCCAACAGGAACTGATATAACTTATAGAAACTTATTGCAATCTGCTTGCATGTTAATGGGTGCATGTGCATTCATGGATTGGAATGGCACATTAGCAATTAAATGGTATAGCACGACAAATGTTAGCATAGACGAGTCAAAGAGATACAGACATGAGATATATGAAAACGATATCGAGATTACAGGTATCTATTATTCAAGAGAGATAGATTCCGAAACTTTGGAAGAGTATCTAATGGGTACTAAAGATTATGCTTTTGATTTATCCGACAATCCTTTATTAGGAAACGATATAGAAACTGCAATACAAAATCTTGGTACTGAATTGATAGGTTTCAAATATAGACCTATCACCGCTTCTATTAAACCATCTCCTTATTTATATCCAATGGATATATATTCCTTTGTTAAAGGAGAAGATGTGTACCGAGCAATCATATCCAATGTTACTTGTGGTTTAAATGCTACTACAAGCATTCAAGGTAAAGGTGAAACCAACGAAGACAATGGACATGCTACGTATGGTAATTACACTGCTATTCAAAGTAAGATTGTTGAATATGCTAAACAGAAAGTAGACAAAGAGATTAATGATAGAACATTACTATTGATGAATTTAAACGAAATGGTAATGAACTCTATGGGCTTATATGAAACCACATTAGCAGTTAGTGGGGGATATCAATATTATTTCCATGACGCTCCTACATTAGCAGATTCAAACATCATCTATACATTTAATACTGGTGGTTTTGCTTGGACTACCGATTGGAACGATGGAGAACCAGTTTGGCAATATGGTATTACTCGTGAAGGTAACGCAATCGTAAACATGCTAAACGCTTATAAGATATCTGCCGATATCATCACTGCTGGTACTATGAAGTCAGTAAACTTAATATTTGGTGAAGACCCTAACACTACAGAACTTAGAACAAATGACGCTAAGACTGGTGCTTTGTTTGATGGTACTGGTGTTATGCAATTTAATACTAAGGGAGAGTTTTTTGCGAAAAACTTAAACGCAAATGGAACTTTTGCCAATAGTTTTGCGATGAGACGTTTATCAACATCGAACTCACTTGGCTTTTGGAATTATAACCCAAGTGCGATAAGCAAAAACTATATGACAATGTCAGCGTCAGCCGATAACACATCAACATATATCTATAATAACAACTACAACATTTCAGGTGCTGCCAACACTGTTAGCTTATCATCTAATACCTCTAGTAGTTCGTTAAATTTAAGGAACTGTAAACTTGGCGCTACGGACACGGCAAACGCTATAAATTTATCATCTAACTCATCAAACTATACTAATGCTCAAATTTATAACTATAAGGGTACTGTTTCAGGATATTCGTCATACTACAATAAATTTGATTTAGATGTGTACTCTAATATGTCGAGAGTCCAAATAATAAATTATGTTAGAGACGATGATAAGAGCTTCCCATCTAACGCTTTAGGTTTATCTTCGAGTTTAGACACAACAACTAACACCGCTTCATTAACAAACTATAAATACAACACTAACAATATAGCGAACCAAATTCTATTTGGGTATGATACATCGTATAGTTATACACGAGTTTATAACAATCAGTATAACAATACTTCATACGCAAATACTATGTTATGGCAGTCAGTACCAAGTGGAGCCAATTCCTTATATTTGGAAAACTATCAACCAGGCACAAATGGTTATAAAGGAAACCAAATTGTTATGCTCTCATCAGGCTCGACACCATCTTTACAAATAAATAACTTCCAATTGAACTCAAATAATGTGAATAGTCAAATAACTTTGAATGGTTCAATATCGCTGACTGCTCAAAACTGGCTATACATTAGATTGGTTGGTGGTGATAGACAGATTGTTATAAACGCAAACGGTACTGATAGATATGGTTATACAGGTACAAAGAACGGTTGTACTTTCCAAAACGGTATATGCGTAGGATAGGAGGAAGAATATGGACGAGTTAAGCAAAGCAATTGATAGTTTGAATGAAAAATTAATCCAAGACATTAATGAAGCTCAACTACACCCAAGAATAGTTGAGATGATGTTAGGTAACTTGATTAATCAAATCCATCAAATGACTTTACAACAACCACAAGAACAAACGGAAGAATAAAGTAAGACTAGCAAAGGCTAGAGGAGTAATCCCTAGTCTTTAATTATAAAAGGAGGAAGATATGGCGTATACGTATAATGACTTGTTGTTACCTCTACAAGTGCCATCATGGGTAGCACAACAAGCTGAAAAAATGGTGCTAACTATTGAAGGTTTAAATGAAGTTTATGAAGAATTAGAAATTGATCTAACCGACATAAACAAGGAAACTGGGGAATTTGATTATCCTCTAACCCAAGAAATGACAGGAAAACTACAAGGGTGCAACCAAGTTCAAGTAGACTTCTGGATTGATGGTAAAAGGTGCAGTACCGAAAAAGGCACATTCCATTTAAACGGAGCATTGTTAGAAAGGGTGGTTGAAAGTGAGTAAGAGAATACAATTAGATGTTGATGAAGTATTCGATAAAGTCGAATTAAAAGTAGGCACACCATTCCTAAAAGGTAGTGGAAGTGGTACTGATAATTATGAAGATTTAATCAATAAGCCTCATATTAATAATGTTGAATTGGTTGGATATGTTACTCCCTCCGAATTAGGCTTAGCAACTTCTTCTGATTTAACTTCATTGCAAACTACAGTAAGTGGACACACTACACAAATAAATAAGAACACTTCTAATATTGCAACTAATACAAGTGCTATTAACAATCTATCTACTACTAAAGCAGATAAGTCTTATGTAGATACCCAATTATCAGCAGAAGTTAGTAATAGAGAAAATGCAGATACTGGCTTGCAATCTCAAATAGACGCTTTAACTAGCAAGAGTGACGTGGTTGATATAGTAGGCACATATGCTCAATTACAAGCCTATGATACATCTACACTAGGTAACAACGATATCGTGAAAGTATTGGAAGATGGTACGCATGATAATGCACAAAGTTACTATCGTTGGAATAAAACCACATCACAATGGGTATATGTTGGAAGTGAAGGTACATACTACACTAAAGCTGAAAGTGATAGTAGGTTTGTGCCTCAAACACGCACTATTAACGGTAACCCATTAAGTGCAAATGTAACACTAGCTATTCCAAGTGCTACATCAGAGCTTACTAACGATAGTGGCTTTATCACTTCCAGTGCATTAAATGGATATGCTACTGAAACATGGGTACAACAATATATTGCTAGTCTTGACGCAACGAATACGAGGTACTAATTATGGCATTAAAACTTTATAACGATACAGATATTCAAAACATAGCAAATGCTATACGTAGTAAGACAGGCGAAACAGCCACAATGACAGTAAGTGAAATGGCTGAAGAAATTGAAAACATAGAGCCACATGTAACATATGAATTAAATAGTGCAGGTGGATATACTGTAACTATTGACTTATAGAAAGGGTGAAAAATTATGGCAAATAACAAAGTAGTATTAGGAAGTGTAACAATTATAGACATTTCCGACACAACAGCAGTTGCAGAAGATGTAGCACAAGGCAAAGAGTTTTACGGTGCAGACGGTAACAAAGTAGTAGGTACAGCAAGTGGTGGCATTACACCAACAGGCATATTATCCATAACAGAAAATGGTACATATGATGTTACTAATTATGCTAGCGCAGCTGTAAGTGTTAGTAAGGAAATGAGGCGAACGAAATTGTTTGGGTATACCTCAAACGTAAATCAAGCAAAAAGAAATTTATTTACTTTTTCTGAAATTAGCGAATATGACTTGTTGGAATTTGAAATTGACAACTCACTTACAGACGCAACAAAGCATAAAGTAATAATAAATGTAGCTATGCTAAACTCTGTAATAGAAGCCTCTGGTAGTTCTGGTACCACAAATATAATGGTTTTGTGGAATGGTACAGCTTATTATAGATATCTTTTATATGACGCTAGCGCTAAATACTTTATGATATCAAATGTCGGTAATACCACTAGTACGACAAATAATGGTCGCTCAGTTGTGCGAAAAGTATACGGATTAAAGTAAAACAGAATATAATAGAACTATTTAACAGATATGGGGTTAAGTATTAAGAAAATAAAATAATGCTATTCACAATATTGTGATAGAATGAAATTGAAAATTGAATAAAGTATCACTAGCAAAGGCTAGAGAGGAAACTCTTTAGCCTTATTTTTTTGGAAAGGAGAGTATATGAAAACACCAAAAGAATTTGTAGATGAGTATAAAGGCAGAGCAATAGACTATGACGGTAGTCATGGTGTTCAATGCGTAGACCTTTTCAAAATCTTTTGCGCATGGACAAACAATGTTCCAGTTTATGCTACTCCAAATGGTTGGGCTGATGGATATTGGTACTCAAGGAACCAATTAGGATATTACAACTATTTCGATTACATAACAGATTACAAAACCTTTCAAGATGGAGACTGGGTTATGTGGGCTAGAGGTTCTCAATCACACCCAAGTTCACATATCGCTATGTATTATCAAGGATTAGAGTTTGGCATGAACCAGTCATCATCTCGTGAAGCAACTTTAAAAGGAACTAACTTTAGTGACGCTCTAGGAGCTCTAAGGTGGAAAGGATTTAATGCGATGAAACAATTACAATATGGTTATTCCGTACATGAATGGAATGGCATTAAGGTAAACGTCTTACGCTCTAGGGCAAGTGACGGATTTACCTTACACATGATAAGTGCAGATGGTGACAGAGCTCTCAAAAATATTATGGAGTTTGACTCAGACGCACTAGCAATAAACGGTTGTGTCAATGCTAATTACTTTGAAATGAGTAATGGCACACATCTAGGTTGTGAGGGAGACTCTCTTGTTAATGGATATTCTCAATTCCCAAAAGCAGAAGGTGTACTATCCTATTACATAAAGAAAGATGGTAGCATAGGCGCACACGATGAGAAAGATTTTTGGCTAGGATTAGATGATATACAAATGGTATGTTCCCCATATGCAGTTAGAATACACGAAGGGAAACTAACATATCTTCGCTCTACTGCATTTGGAGATAAAGACGATACTAAGAACACACAAACAATTGCTTTCAAATTAGAGGGTGATTGGTGTCTAGCAATCTTTGATAAATGTTGTCCTAGAGATACAGTTAGTTTTGCTCAACAGTTTGGTAACGTAGAAGAACTAATTGTGATGGACAGTGGTGGAAGCACACAAATGTTTGAATGCTTCACTACTGGTAAACGTAAAGCAGTTAGAGACACTGGTAGAAAGATACCTAACGTATTGGTATTAGCGAAACCAAACGTAATCATTCCACCTACACAAGACGATACAGTACCTACTCAACCTAGTGAACCATCACAACCAGTTGAACCAGAACCACAAGAACCAATCGAAATCCCAAGTGACCCATTAGACAATGTTCCAATCGACAAGATTAATTGGAAACAGAAACTATCTTCAAGAAAATTCTGGGCATTGATGGCAGGATTAATTATTGCAATATGTCACCTATTTGGAGTGTTCCCAAATGAAGCAAATATTAATGACGTCCTATTAGCAATTGGAATTTGTGTAGCATACATATTCGGTGAATCTTGGGTAGATGTGAGTAGGGATAAGTAAATGTTTGGCAATGTTACAGTAGGACAATTAGCAATATTGTTTGGAACATTTACTGCTATTGTAAAAGGGTTCGATTGGATTATGGAAAGGTTCATAAAACCTAAATTCCAAAAAGAAACTGCTATGACTGATATAGAAAAAGAGATAAAAGAAATAGCAGGGAAATTAGATAAAGACTACTCCACACTTAAAGACCATGATAAAAGGATTATGAGTTTAGAGTCTCGCATTGGTGATATCGAAGAAGATAGAGTAGATGTTCACGAGGCACTTCATGTGTTAGTTGTAGGACAACAAGCAGTTACAAAATCACTACTTGAAGATGGCAATAATAAAGTAGGTTTAAGAAACGCTGAACTTGAACTTGAAAAATATCTTACATCAAAAGTCTAGGAGGATATATGCCAGAAGAAAGACCAATATCGTATGTTGCATTTGAAGGAGAAATGACTCGAATGGAGCGTACCAACAAAAGGTTATGGATATTATGTATCTTACTACTAATATCACTATTAGGAACTAACTTAGGTTGGATTTATTACGAGAGTCAATGGGAAGTGCTTGAAGAAACACAAGAGATAACCCAACAAGCAGAGGCTAATAATGGTGGCAACGCAATCATAAATGGAGAAGGTGAGGTTACTATAAATGGCGAAAGCGACACGGACAACCAAGACTACTAGAAGAGGTAGGAGAAGAAAAACTGGTGGTAATAGTGGCTATATACAATGTAATGTATGTAAAGGCACTGGCAGAATTAAAAACTGGAGAAAGAAATGAAATATGACATCTCCAATTCTGAATTAGAAAAGCTCATTGATGAGTGGATACATAGTAAACGAGACCGAGACATATTAAAGAGAAGATTAATAGACGGGATTATATACGAAGACCTTGCAGAAGAATTTGATATGTCTGTTCGGCAGATTAAAAATATAGTGTACAAGTCTGAACAAAAGATATTTAGATAATTGCACTAAACTTGCACTTTAACTTCATTGTTAGGGTGCTTTTTATTTTGTTTAATTGGATTGTAAAGGAGAACTAACATGGCATTTATTCGCTCAAATCCTAATCCAAGTGGAACATATGTAGGTGATTGTGTTATAAGAGCAATCTCTATAGCAACTGATACTACATGGGAAAGAGTGTATATCGAGTTGGCGATACAAGGTTTTATCATGTCGGATATGCCTAGTGCTAACCATGTGTGGGGTGTCTATTTAAAGAGTAAAGGATTTACAAGAAACACTATTCCTAACACTTGCCCTGATTGTTATACAGTGGCTGACTTTTGTGGAGAACACCCTAAAGGAACTTATATACTTGCCACTGGTAGTCATGTTGTAACAGTCATTAACGGAGACTATTACGACACATGGGATTCTGGAGACGAAATGCCTATATTCTATTGGAAGAAAGGAGCATAGAAAATGCCACAATATAATCCATATTATCCAGCAAGTTATCAACCAATTACCCAACCTACTCAAAATCAAAATAGTATCACTTGGGTAAGTGGGGAAGTAGGCGCAAAATCCTACATCGCAAATCCAAACACAAGTGTCTTGCTTATGGATAGTGAAGCAGATGTGTTCTACATTAAGACCACTGACGCAAGTGGTATGCCACTACCTTTAAGAGTATTTGATTACAAAGAAAGGATAGAGCAACCTAAACCTAATGTAGATATGAATGCTTATGTAACAAAAGAAGAATTTGAAAAGGCTTTAGCCGAACTAAAGGAGGTATCACATGCCGAACCAATTATTCCAACAATTGCAACCTCAGAACATGGGGAATATGCAGAACCTAATAAACCAATTTGAAATGTTCAAAAAACAGTTCTCAGGAAACCCAAGAGATCAAATACAACAGATGATTAACAGTGGGCGCATATCACAAGAACAAGTGAACCAGTACGCCCAATTAGCTACCCAAATCCAAAAGATGATGGGGAAATAGTATACAACTTTATGAGCGCTCAAAGGTGTATATAGAAAGAGGAAATTATGTCTTTAGAAAACGAAAACGGACTAGTTATGCCTGTAACACCAATGAACACTGGTAACGGTGGCATGGGTTGGGGTGGAGAAAGTGCTTGGTGGCTTATTCTTCTATTCCTAATTATTGGTAATAACGGTTGGGGCAATGGATATGGTAATGGTGGTGCAATGCCTTACATGGTTAATAACGATGTACAAAGAGGCTTTGACCAATCTGCTATCATGTCTTCTCTAACTGGTATAACAGGTGCAATTAGCAATGGCTTTGCTAACGCTGAAATCTCACGTTGCAATGCCAACACAAACCTATTGCAAACTCTAAACAGTATGCAAATGGCACAACAACAATGTTGTTGCGATAATCGAGCTGCTACTGCCGATTTAAAATATACAGTAGCTACGGAGGCTTGCGCAGATAGAAACGCTATCAGCGATGGTATCCGTGATGTAATTGCAAGTCAAACATCTAGCACTCAAGCAATTCTTGATAAACTATGTCAATTAGAACTAGCTGGCAAGAATGACAGAATTGCAGAACTTGAGCGTCAATTAACTATGGCTAATTTAGCAGCAAGTCAAAACGCTCAAACGTCTCAAATCTTGACCGACAATGCTCGTCAGACAACTGCTTTAGAAAATTATCTAAACCCAGCACCTGTACCAGCATACGTTGTTCAAAATCCTAATTGTTGCAACCAAACTTGTGGTTGTGGCACATTCTAGGAGGTAACATCATGGCTGAGTTTGTGGCTAACGAAATCCAAGAAGTAGAGCTTGGACAAAATGTCTTACTTAACGGATCAATTCCATGTAATAAAGGATATGTATTACATCGTGAAGGTTCTGGTATTGTAACTCTACGTGGTGTTACAAACTCTTGCTCTTGTTTTGCACGCTATCAAGTAACTTTCAATGGTAACATTGCAGTTCCAGAAGATGGTGTGGCTGGCGAAATATCTCTAGCACTGGCTATTGATGGAGAACCACTCCAAACTAGTCGTGCTAGGGTAACACCAGCAGCAGTAGACGAGTATTTCAACACTACATCTACTGCCATTATTACAGTGCCAAGAGGTTGTTGCTATACGGTTGCAGTAGAAAACACTAGCGACCAAGCAATCAATGTTCAAAATGCAAATTTGGCAATCTCCAGGATTGCATAGAAAGGAGAAAGTATGAGCGAAAAGATGGAGCAACTACGAGACCTTCTATGCGAGGAGTTAGACAAGGTTGCTGAAAAGAAAGAACTTACAAGAGACTCACTAGACATAGTCAATAAACTTACTCATTCTATCAAGAGTATAGATACTATTATGGCTATGGAAGAAGGTGGCTATTCAGAAGATTATTACGAAGATGGTTCTAGTTATGCTAGAGGTCGTGGCAGAAATGCTAAACGAGATAGCAGAGGTAGATACAGTCGTGATAATTCATATGAGGGTTCTAGAAGTTCTTATGCTAGACGAGGATACTCAAGAGGTTATTCTCAAGATAAAGAGGACATGATATCTCAGTTAGAAGATATGATGAACTCGGCTTCCGATGACTCCCAAAGGGAAGCTATTCGTAAAGCATTAGAACAGATGGAAAAATAAGAGTAGAGAAATCTACTCTTATTTATTGGTTGTCAAATGGTTGTCAAAAAAAAGAGGGGTTATCCCTCTAGTTTTTTATGGTATGCAATCAGTTTATCTCTAGCGTCAGTTTGTGCTTTATCTAAGTGCGTACTTTTCTCTTTTTCATTTTGCGCTCCACATGTTATAATCAAAAAGTAAATCTTAACTTGGGTGAGTTATATTTACGTTACTATCCCTTACTCCAGTGGGGGATAGTTTTTTTATTGTAGTATACCTCGTAATACTTTGGTTGGGCTAATACCCATTGCATTACACATCATAATAAAATTGGGTAAACTGATCTCGATATCTCCTAATTCATATTTAGTGATTGTAGACCTAGCAAGACCAGTAAGGTTTGATATGTCGTGTTGAGTAAGCCCACATTCTGTTCTCGCTTTCTTCAATGCTTCTCCAATAACTTTGTTTGAAATTGTTTCCATATAATCCTCCTTATTTCTTCTTCTCATAAGCCAATGCTTCTTCCATTATTTTATATGCGTCTAAGTCTAGAAATGTTGCAATGCGTAGCCACATCTTCATACTGATTGAACATGCTCCTCTTTCATATTGAGAGTAAATAGAACGCCCAATCTTTAGCATGTCTGCTACATACTGTTGTGTGTATCCGTGTTCTGTTCGAGCTTCACGGATTTTGTTCCCCACATATTTATAGTATTTATCCATATATAACACCTCTTGACCGAATTATACATTGTGCTAACTTAATTAGCAAATATTTTAATTTGCTATTGACGTTAGAAAACAAATGATATAAGATGAAATTGCTAATTTGATTAGTAAGAAAGGAGTAGGCATGAGAAAGATTAACTTAGATGATGACAACTTCAAACTAAGTGTCAAAGAGATTAGGTTCTTGATGGGGGAACTAACCCAAGAAGAATTTGGGAAGATGTTAGGAATGTCAAAGTTACAGATTTGGTCTAGAGAGAATGAAGGCTCTTGGTCAATGAAAGAGATAACAGAAATCTCTGAACTATCTGGGGTTCCTATAAATCGTATTACCATCTAATTTTTTTAAATAAGATTGCCAATGAGAATGGCAAAAACACTCGTCATCAGTTACGAGGGGGCAAATCAAAATTAAATAAAGTAAAAGAATGTTCAATCCCACTTAAAAAAATGCGCTTACACAACAATAGCTATTTATTTCCATTTATTATTAACTCCGTTTGCCCCTTCATACCTGATGATGAGTTAGAAAGGTAAGTATGGATTATCCAAAAGAAATTATGAGTATCACGGAACTAGTGAAACTTGGATACAGTCGAGAGTTCTTAATACAAATCTCTCATTCAAGAAACGCTCCATGTTTCAAAACTAGCACTGCACCAAATGGGAAAATCTATTTCTACACTTCTAAGTTAGATATATTCATTGAACATAATTTCAAGAAATAAAAATTGATGGCAATAAGCCATCAAACAAGGAATAGTAACAAGGACATTATATCAAATGAAGAAGAACAAAGAAATAGGAGATTACACATTCAATACAGATGTGTTTACCGAAGACCTAAAGAAAAGACTTAAACAACTTATCAAAAATGAAGATAACGGAGTAATGGTCAGAGGTATTGCAAGAGAAGAATTTGAAAAGTGGTTGGAAGAAGAATATAACTTCGTACCATCAAACAGAAACGTAAAACATTATTACCCAAGAAAAGAGGAGCAATCAAATGATTAAAGACATTAACACAATATTAGATGAACTGTTTAGCGTAAGAAGTTTCTTGATTGGCGCAACAGTATTACTGATGTCATCAATCTTATTCACGATTGGAATGATTAACCTATGAGAGATATCAATACAGACGCTCTAGCAGAAAGATATTATGCGTCAAACGATCCACAATTCCAAAAGGAATACGAGGAATGGAGCGATGAGTTTATCGAAGAACAAAAGAAAGAACTGCAATGGCAAGTTAAGTCAGAACTTGAAGACGCTGAGGACAGTTTGGATAACGCTCTAGCTTGCTTGAACAATGCGTACAAACACAACGAACAGTTAGAGGCTCTTGGAGATGTAAGTGATTACAATACAGAGAACATATTAAGGATATTAGAAAGATTAGAGGACTATAAAAAATGGCTGAAGTAAAACTAAATATTTACCAAAAGATGTTAGCAATACAAACAGAACTACAAACAGTTGCAAAGAACTTATCAGTAAGCACTGGCACAAATACTTACAAAGCAGTATCCGAGCGTGACGTAATTGACGCTGTAAAGCCTTTAGAAGCCAAGTACGGTGTATATTCATACCCTAAGACAAGAAACATCGTTGAAAGCGACTTCTTAGAGAAAACGAACACAAAGGGCTATACAACAAAGTCATTCTACTTACGCTTAGAAGTCACTTACGAGTTTATCAATGTAGAAAACCCACAAGAAGTTGTAAGCGTTACGGCATATGGTGACGGTATTGATACAGGTGATAAAGCAACAGGTAAAGCGATGACTTATGCAGATAAGTACGCATTGATGAAGGCTTACAAGATAAGTACAGGTGATGACCCAGACAAAGACGCAAGCGATACATACAACAACAAAGGTGATGACAGTTTACTAATAGAATTATTAGACGCACAGAACAAACTAGGTCAACTAGATGTAGACAGACATACACCAGAGTTTATTGGATATGTAAACGAGAAAGCAGGCACTAATTTTGCAACGCTTGACCCAATGCTATTAATTGACAATCAAGCAGATTGTAAGAAAGTGCTAAAAGTACTAAAAGCAATCATTAAAGCAAAGACTAAAGAAGTCACTAAGTTAGATGTAAAAGATGAAACGCCAACATATTAGCGATAGAAACAGATTTTCTATCATTCAAAACGAAGAAGAATTTAAACACTACTGTCTAGTTTGTGGCATGCCAGCGACAGATATACATGAATGTTTTCAAGGAAGAAACAGACAAAAATCTAAAGACTATGGATTGTGTATATCCCTCTGTCGCAAACATCACGATGAGGCGCACAAAAACCCTGTTTTAAGAAGAGAAATTGAACAAATGGGTAAACATGCGTTTCTCGAATATTGGGGGGATATAGAGCAATTTAAAGAGGTATTTGGTAGGTATTACGAATGAAACTATTAGCAAAAGATTTAATGACAGTTGTCTATCCTACTGGTGGAGTTGGATTATCCTTTGACGCAACGATACAAGCCAAAGAAGAACTAATGAAACTAAAGCGTGGAGATTATCTCATCGAAATAAAGAAACCATCTAATAAACGCTCTCTAAATCAAAACGCTTACCTATGGGAATTGATAGGTCAAATAGATATGAAAGAGAACGGTAACAGAGCAGATGATGAAATGATCTACGCAAACATATTAGAAATGGCTGGTGCTAAAAGTGAGTATTTCCAATGTTTACCAGAGGCAGTAGACAAACTTAAAGAAGTATTCCGTGTGGTTAAAGTTGTGGAAAATCGTGGAAAAACAGTTATGGTTCAATGCTTTCTAGGTACTTCTCAGATGGATACAAAAGAGATGTCAAAGGTTATTGATACCACATTAGACTATGCTGCACGAGTCGGTATTGACTCTGCATATTGGAGAGAATTGTTGGTAAGTGAATGAAAGTAGAAGTGTTTGAAATCCCATTTAAGTTGATTGGTCTTAACGATTATATCAATGCAGAACGTACCAACAGATTTAAAGCAAGCGCTATAAAGAAAAACATAGAAAAAGAGATTGGATACTATGTGGAAAACTCAAAGAGAAAAGGTTTGCTTACTCCACACGATGTGCCTTGCACATTAGAGATTGAATGGACTGAGGGGAACATGAGACGAGACGGAGACAACATCGCATTTGCCACCAAGTTCATACAAGATACCTTAGTTAGACATGGCATATTCCCTAACGATACCAGGAAGTACATTACAGAACTACACCACACATTTAAGACCGTTAAAGGTGTTTACAAAGTAACAGTAACAATAAAGGAGAACGAATAATGATTAAAGAACTCACCCAAGAAGAAAAGATTATTAACTACATGTCAAAGCATGGAAGTATTACTGCTTTAGAAGCTACAGAAGAATTGTATATTACTCAATTTCATACACGTATGAAAGAGCTTAAGGAAGTAGGTTGGGTATTTGTTGATGAATGGGAAAAGAACCGAAACACTGGAACAAAGTACAAAAGATATAGGATCGCAAAAAGACCAAAGAAAGCTAAAAAGTCATAATGAGTGGATACATAAAACTATATAGAGATTTAAAGAAATGGAAGTGGGCTGATTGTCCTAGTGCAGTTAGTTTGTGGATACACATTCTATGTGGCGCATATTGGGAAGATGGATATTACAGAGGTGTCCAGATTAAAAGAGGTCAATATCCAACAACAACATATAAATTAGCCGAAGAAGTAGGCATTCATAGACATACTGTTGGTGCTTGGTTAAAACGGTTTGAAAGTGACAATCAAATAACAGTAAATTCCTACCACAAATTTAGTGTAATAACAGTGATAAATTACGACAAATTTCAAAGTGTAGAAGAAAAGGTTGTACCACAGACTGTACCACAGACTGTACCACCAACTATACCACAGACTGTACCACAGACTGTACCACCTATTAATCTAAAAGAATATAAAGAAGATAAAGAAGATAAAGAATATATATATTGTGGGGCAGAAAGTAGAGCGATTGCCAAACAAATAATCGACCACCTAAACAGTAAAACTGGAAAGCAATTTAGATACTCAAAGACATCATTAGAACCTATCATCGCAAGATTGAATGAAGGGTATTCATTGGAAGATTGCATAAAGGTTATTGATATCAAAGTTGATGAATGGGGTAGAGACTCAAAGATGAGTCAATACCTTGCCCCAGATACATTATTCAGAGCAAGTAAATTCCCAAGATACTTAAATCAAAACCCACCAAAGAAAACTACTAATCCATTCTTGGAATATGTAGAAAAGGAGATATCAAATAATGAATAAAACAGAAATAGGAAAAGCATTAGCAATTCTAAAAGTAGCTTATCCATCATATTACAAAGACTTAACACCTACTGATGTAGAAATAATGGTTAATCTATGGGAACTACATTTTAGGAATAGAGAAGAAAAGGAACTAGTAAACGCTATTCATAAATACATTCACGAGAATGCGTCAAAGTTTCCACCAACAATAAATGATCTGGTAAATATCATGGACAATACTTACTTACCAACAATGGCAGAAGCATTAGATGAATATTGGTCGCATGTAAGAAGATACAGTGACGCTGAAAGTTGGAAAGAGTTGCCACCATATATGCGATGTGCAGTTAGCTCAAGCGAGATGAGAAAAGACGCACAAAGTAAAAGAGACTCGTTTAGAGACGAGCAACTAAAGAAAGCATTTAGAGAAACATTAGACATGACTGAGATACGTAAAGAAATAATTGCAGAAAAGAAAGCTCAGATAGGAATGAAAGAGAGGAAACAGATAGATGTTAAATAATATGTCAATGGTTGGTAGATTAACTGCCGATGTTGAAGTTAAGCATACAGATGGTGGAATGGCAGTAGCCGATATTACCATCGCTTGCCAAAGAGACCGTAAAGAGAAAGATGGTAATTACAAATCAGATTTTGCAGACTGGAAACTATTTGGGAAGACTGCCGAGTTCTTATCAACATATGCAAGCAAAGGTGACTTAATTAGTTGTGAAGGATCATACAGACAAGACAGTTGGGTAGGAAGTGATGGCAAGAATAAATATAAACACTATTTCATAGCAAATGGAGTAAACATCTTAACTAGGAAGAAAGAGATTACAAACGAATTGCCAAGCCAAGTAGAAGAAGCTATTGAACCTAAACCAAACTATTCTTTTGATATAGAAGATTCGGACGAGTTGCCATTCTAATGACACAATGCTAAAACAATTGAGTTTATTCTCATACGAAACTGAAGATACAGGTATCAGAGATATTAATAATTATGCAGAAGGTTATAAATGGCTTGCGAAGTATGAAAGCGGTATGACGTTATGGGAATTAAAGGACATATGCTTATACGAAATTAGAAATAGCAACAATGATGAAAAACGCAAGCAGTGGGAAAATGCACTGAAAAGCGTAGAGGAAATGTTAAAGGACTGGGAAGAATGAAGGGATATACAGAAGGGCAAAAACACGTACTATTCACAAGCAATAGTGACATATGGGAAACACCACAAAACGTGTTTGATGAATTAGACAAAGAGTTTAAGTTTACCCTAGATCCTTGTGCTGATGAAAATAACCACAAGTGTAGTAGATATTACACCGAAGAACAAGACGGCTTACAACAGGACTGGGGGGGAAGTAGTATTCTGTAATCCACCTTATAGCGATATAAAAAATTGGGTTAAGAAATGCTATTACGAGAGCTTAAAACCAAACACGGTAGTTGTGCTACTAATACCAGCCAGAACCGATACAAAGTATTTTCATGAATACATATATCATCGTACAGAAATACGTTTCGTATCTGGAAGAATAAAGTTTAGTGGTAAAGGTAGCGCACCATTCCCAAGTATGATTGTGATTTTCAGAAGTGGGGGTATAAACGTATGAACTTAAAAGACGAAATAGAAAAAACAGAAAAAGAAATAAGGGAAACGCAAAGCCCATACAGGAAGAAAGACCTAATTAAATACTTACTAAAGCTAAAAAGGAAGGTAAAAGATGAAACAAGGAAAAATAAGTAACGATGTGATACGAGCAAGAATAGAAGCAGATGAAGCTATCCTTGCCTTTAGAGAAACACAAGTGCCATACATGAATCAATACGATATCTACAAACACAACAGACGTAAGGCTGAAATGTTGGCAGAAAAAGAACAGTTAGAAGAAACTATCAAAGCCGAGAAAGAAGAAAAGAAAGCTAAAAAGAAAGAGAGCAAGAAAAAATGACATTCACATTTCTGGGTTTGTGCGCTTGTGTAATAGCGTTGGCATTTACAATCATCATATGCGAACTATTTTACGAAGTGCATAAAGAAATACGCAAGGGTAATTTAATTTTAGTTAGGAAGGATCAAGAATAATGCGAACAACATATATTGAGTATTCAAAGGAAGACCTAAATAAGATTGAGAAAGAAAACAAAACTAAAATTATGGAATTGTTTAGAGAGTTAAACGAACAATACCTAGAACTTAAAGGTCAATGGGAAACATTGAACAGTAGATATTTTGATATACAAACAGCAGAATATAATCGTGGTTATTCTGATGGTATGAAGAGAATGCTAGAAACAATAGAAAAGGTATTTTCAAAAAGCAAAGAACATGAAACATAATGACGAGGTAGGAAAATGTTGCAATTTATATTTGGAATGTTATTTGGAATGGTATTAGGAATAATACCTGGAATGATTATCGTTATATTAGCTATAAATTATGGCAGTATTAATGACTATTATCACATTACATTTAGAATAAACGAAAGAGATATATATTCAATTCAAGACGGTCAATTGGTAAGAATAATGACACTTCCAAAAAAAGAGGAGTTGGAGAAAATACATGAGATTGATTGACATAGAAGATGAAGAGTTATTAAAGACTGTATCATTGGGTAATATGTCCATGAAGAAATTATGGAAACGAATACGGAGTGAAAGAGAGATTGAGGCTATACCTATTGCTTGGCTGTTCAAATGGGAAAATGAACACACACAAGAATATGAAACTTATTTTAGAGAAATTGGAAAGTATCCGATAGAATGTGCTATTGAAGATTGGAGGAAAGAAAGTGAGGATAAGGAATGAGTGACTTAATCAGCAGACAGGCGGCGATTGAGGCAATCGTAAATACACCGAGCGAGGTGCAAAATAAAAACATTCCGCTTGTAAATCAGTATGACGGAGCAACTTTTAGACAGATTGAAATACTGGGAATAATTGAAGCATTGCCATCCGCACACCCCGAACGTCAGAGGGGTGAGTGGATAGAAATATCCTCAATAAATCACACTTATAAATGCTCAGAGTGTGGAAGGCTTCTTGTTAATATAACAGGTGGAAGGAATAATGTTTCCAAGCATTATCCGTATTGTCATTGCGGAGCGCTTGATGAAGCGCCAACAGTAGAGGCAATACCTGTTGAATGGATAGAGAATTATGCAAAAGAGAACTATCCAATATGGGATAGGCACGCACCAATTAGAGCATTCTATACGAATATGATTAAAGTTTGGAGGAAAGAAAATGAGTGAAAAAGAACTTGCAAATAAAAAGGGAAATGTTATGAAGAAACAAATCACTTATTTAGAATTATTGCAAATGGTAAAAGACGGGAAACAACCGAAAGAAGTTGAATATAAAAACCAAAAGTACATATATGAAGATGACACATATTCCGCAAAGTTCAATACATGCAAATCTTACTTAACAAACGCAGTATCTCATAATACAGAAAAATGGCTTGTGACAGGCGATTTAATATCATACGAAGTAGAAATTCTTGACGAAAAAGAAAAAGAATATCTAAAAGCAGTTATTAAACCTTTTAGAAACAGGGTAAAGACAATTGAAAGAATAAAGAATAAAGAGTGGGAACGAATTGTTGTATTCTATAAAGATTATGATGATACACGCGACCATGTGCGTAGTTATATGAGTTTACCAATGTTTGAAGCAGGCACGATGTATAAAGGTATGGAATTAAACAAAGAATATACATTAGAGGAATTAGGGATATGAGTAAAGCAATATTAATAATTGATGATATGCCTAAAAGTTGTCGTGAATGCGAGTTAAAATACCTTGACACAGGGGATGACGCATATTTTGGCGCTAATGTTTATAGGTGCGTTATTGACGATAGTGAAATTTTAGAAGAAGGACGGCATTATGATTGTCCTTTAAAACCTATGCCAAAGTCTATAAACGAAGAAAAAGCATTGGATATTACAAAAGTAAAAGACCATACATATCTAAATGGTGTGGTAGACGGTTTTAGCATATGTCTTGATGAAATATTAGGAGAAGAAGAATAGTGAAACAGACATTTAGGTGTTTTATTAAAAATTATGGACTTTTTAGAGGAATATACAGATGGATATTCATTGGTTATTAGGAGAAGAAGAATGATAAAAATCACAATCGAAGAAGCAGAAGAAATAGTTGCATTTGTTAAAATGCACGAAAGAGAAGAAATAAGTGATGAAATGTGGGAAGTTGTTTTGAAACTTCAAGATTTAATCGAGGAGGAAACACAATGAAAGCAATATTAGTACTTGAACTTGATGACGAATGGTATAACAGAATAACTACAACCTGTGGTGAAATGTTGGCTGATGTCGTACTTTATAAAAAAGAAAGTTTAGAAGAACAATGTGACTATTCCCAAAGAGTATATAGATGTTGGTGTCCTTTAAAATCTATCCCTGAAAGAAAAGAGGTTAGAAAAGTGAAGTATATTAATGATGTGGTTTTCAAGCAAACAACATACGATTACATAGCAAATGAAATTCATGGGCAAATCATTTACGATGTAGATAGGATATTTGCAGAGGGTTATAACGCTTGTCTTGATGAAATTTTAGGAGAAGAACAATGAAAGTAGTAATTGATATACCAAAAGAATTTGAAACACACTTCAAAATTGATAGATTTGAGGATAGTTTACATAGATTAAGTGCAGATGCTCACTTGCTTGCAGGTAATTATGAACAAGAATTAGCAAAGATGTTAATTGTAGCATTTAGAGACTCAGAAGAAATAAAAGGAATAGGAGAAGAAGAATGAAAGCAATACTAATACTTGATAACGTAGACGAAACCGAAATAGCAGAATTAAGGGCTAATGTGCAACTTAATTTATACGGCGAAGATAGAGGAGAGTACAATAATTGCTCATTAAAACCAATGCCAAATTACAAGTTAAACATAATTCCAAACGGTGCTTATGCTAGGGGTTGGGATGATTGCCTTGAAGAAATACTGGGAGAAGAAGAATGAAAAAAGGAACTGTAGTAATAAATCCTTATGTATCAAAGACATATGACGGTAAACCTAACCCACTGTATGCGACAGCATATTTAGACAAGCATAAATCTGTTGATAGAAACGGGAAAATTCATAAATGGTGTGATGATATAAGTAATTGGCAAGTGATAGGCTTTATTGATTTAGGTTTAGAAGATAAATTTGATGAAATATTGGGAGAAGAATGATGGATAGTTTAGAAAAGCAACTATTAGAAATGGGTTATATCAAATCTGATAGATGTATTCCAAAACCAGTTATATTCGGCAGAAGTGGAAGCACTAATCAGTGGTATGGATTTGCACACTGCCCTATATGTAATGCAAATATAGAGAGAAGGTTAGCTTATCCAACAACAGCATTAGCAAACAAAACATATAAAGAGTTCTGTTCACAATGTGGGCAATTATTAGAAATACCATATAAGTAATAGAAAGGGTTAAACAAAATGGGATTTGAAGAAAAGGAGAAGAACTAATGTACGCAATAGATTACATTAAAGCATGTGGTTTATCAGAAGTAGAAATAGCAAAGATATTATTAACGTATCAATCAGGAAATATGATTCCAGTTGACTTCATTATTAAGTGTATGCGTAATACAGAAAATCTAGAAGAGAAAGAACTGTTAGGAAGTATTATCTCTGATTGGCAAGTTGAGAGAAAAGCACACGAAGAGGGCTATTTTTATGAAACAAAGGTTAAGTGATTTAATGCCTAGTGCGATAAGAGAAAAGTATAAAGACATGCTAGACGATGACACGATGAAGATAAGGGAAAAAGACTTAAAGTTTACGTTAGCTTATCAAGAGACTTTAGAAAGGTTTAGATTTAAGCCGAGAAAAACATGGGAAAATACAAAGATTTAGTTGGTCAAAAGTTCGGTAGATTGACAGTAATAAAAGATACTGGCAAACGTGGGCAAGCAGGAACGGTAATATGGCTATGCAAATGCGATTGTGGGAACGAAGTAGAACGGAGCCAAAACGCAATTCAACTAAGCCAACGTAGAGGTCATGTAATCTCGTGTGGGTGTTATATAAGGGAAATGTCTAGCAGAATAGGAAAACGTGAATGGTGGAACCCTAAACGGATTGAAAGAGCAAGAGAAGGACTTGGGCAAATTGATGGAACGACCATGCAAGGAATAAACAGAATGAAAGTAAACAAGAATAGTACGACTGGTTATACTGGTGTGAACTATAGCAAAAGTGCCAATAAATATAGAGCTCGTTTAATGCTACAAGGCAAAGAAATCAATCTTGGATTCTACGATAAATTAGAAGACGCCATCAAAGCTCGAAAAGATGGAGAGAGAAAATACTATGATCCCATTCGTGAAGAGTGGGAAGAACAAAATGGGAGAAAGTACAGAAATGACAGTGTTTAAGAATATCATGCTTGCATGTCTATCAGTTATTGCTTTGGTAGTAACATACTTCATCGTATCGTTTGTAATAGAAACTCAAAGGATAATGATTAGAGCGAGAAAGGACGCATTAAAAGAATATGAAGATAACAGAGGAGCTTAAGAAACTAGCAGATTTTGACAAGAAGTACAGAGAAATATTCAAACGTAGTGCAAATTATATTGAAGTATTAGAAGAAAGCAATAAAGAACTTGTTAGAATAATAACTGTAATGAACGAGAATATGTCTAATTTGGACAAAAAGGGCTAAATTAGAGCGATATGCACACAAAACGATAATTTACCCATTGCAATCAAGAAAGGGGTTTAAATGGCAATTAAATTCAAAAAGAATAGTACATGGAGACAAGCTGAAAATGATATAAGAACATTCAGAAGTTGGCAGAAGGGAGAAATCTCTACAAACTTTGCTTGTGAGATGGTCGCCCACAACAATGATTTAGAGTTTGTGAGCGAAGAAGATTTTATAGAGTCAGCAGAACTGCTAGGGTATAGGAGGTGGAATAATGAGCGATAAGAAATTACTCCCCACCAACAAAAGAAACAACGGATTGAAAGCGACAGATACTGCTATTGCTAACGCTTTAATGAATGGCTACTTTTGGTTTAATTATCCTATGGTAAAAAATGATACTGAATGTGCAGAAAGATTAAACCTATTCTTCCAACGATGTGCAGAGACAGGAGAACTACCTACTGTTGAGAAGATGGCATTAGCTTTGGGTGTTAATCGTAAAACTGTTTACAATTGGGAAACTGGTGTAAGTGGTTCCCCAGAAAGACAAGAAATGATAATCCGTGCCAAAGAACTAATTGCTGCTATGGACGCAGAACTGGCAGCAAAGCAGAAGATATCCCCAGTGGTTTATATCTTCCGTGCTAAGAACTTTTATGGCATGAAAGACCAAAGCGAAACAGTAGTTACCCACAACAAAGCAGAACAGAGCGCAGAAGCGATACAGAGTAGGTACGAGGTTATAGATGTTGATTTTAAAGAAGATAAATAGCCAACCACCATGTAGGACGTGTGATACTAGGTCAGTTGGGTGTCATGGTAGATGTGAAAAGTATCTCTCTTGGAAAACAGAAAGAGATAAAGAACTAGAAATAGAAAGAAACGAAAGAAAGAAAAGATACTTTGTATAAAAAAAGACTCTTCATCAAGAGCCTTTTTTATTATGGGAAATTACAATGTTATGAACTTGAACTTTGGCTTAACTGTTATTGTTTGTTCTACTGTATTTGTAACATAATATCCTTGAGAGATAGCTTTTATTTCATCATCGCTTAAGTAGTATCCTTGAAAGCGTTTGATGTCTCCATAAGATGTTCGTATGATTGCGTCACCTTTACCGTTTAGTTTATTTGACCCTTTGATACCTACAGTCTCTAGCATATCTCCTACTTCCATTTCTAGAACTACTTTAGACGCAGAAGAACTAACAGTCTTTAGAGCTATTCTAGTATCACAGTTATTCTTAATTTGAGGGGTTAAGATGTCTGCTTTTGGGTGTTGTGTTGCCATGATTAAGTGTACACCACAAGCACGACCAACCATTGCTATTCTAGCTAAAGTCTTTTCAACCTTGCGCCCACCCTCAGAAAGTATTAAGTCGCCTAACTCGTCAATAAAGATGTAGATTTTATAACCATTCCAGAATCTTTCTTGATTGTTTTCCATCGTTATTTGTCTATCTTTGATTATATCTAGTACCTTGTCTAAAGTTTGCCTAGCTTCTTGTGGTTCGTTAATAACTGGTGTTAATAACATTGGGTGGTTTTTGTAGAAAGAGAACTCAATTCGCTTTGGATCAATCAATATTAGTCTTGCAGTGTTTGGTGTATTCTTTAATAGCAGCGATGTTATGATTGAGTGCATAAGTACAGACTTACCACTACCAGAACAACCAGCGATTAAGGTGTGAGGCGCAGAAGTCAATTCTAATAAAATGTTCTCGTCTTCGTTATATCCAAGTGCCACAGAAGATGGGCTTTGCCAAAATCTATGATCTAGTGTAGCTTGATTAAAATTACCTTTTATTAAATCTTTGCTTGGTCTTGTGTAAATGTATTTTCCCATGATTTATTCTCCTTTTCGTTTGCAGAAAGGGGCAGAAATTATAACCCCAATGCCCAGAAAGTTGCGTCATATCTCCAACGGATATGGTTTCCAATATAGTTTTTGTACCATTTATATTGTGTGTATTTAATACAATTCAATCTGTCTAACATGGTCAATTGACCGTTTAACTCTTGTGATATCATATCGCAATAATTTACAATAAATCTCTTTTTAGATTCAACTCTTTCAGTATTGCCTTCTGTTGCGTATTCTCTCAAAATGTCTAATTCTCTATCAATTTCTTTTTCGTAATGCTTTATAGAGTCTTTAATATATTGCAGAAGCTTATTGTGATTGATATAGCAATCCTTTTCGATTGCTACATGTGGTGCGTGTGTGCTTGTTCTAACTAATACTTCTTTTGTTTTTCTCATTTTCTTATCTCCTCTTCCATGTGTTTAATCATTGTATCCTCCTTATAGATAAACTATCTCCGAATGATAAATCCCATCTGCTGCTTGTTTTAATACCCTTGTTTTTGTGGTAGAACAGAAAGGGATCGTTTCCCATGTCTTTTTCTCGTAAAGCCAATGAACATTACCTTTTTTGTCTCGTGTAGTAATAGAAACATTGTGGTAGTTGTTTAAATATTGTAAAAATGCTTTAATGTGCCTGCTTGTTGTATTGCTATAGTCGTCCCATGTTCTTTCAATTTTCTTTGTTTCTTTGTTGAAACGTGCAACAATTGTGCCATAGGATTGCAAGCTAATATAAAACTCATCATCTATAATGTGTGCTTTCCCATAGAAAGACTTTCTATCACAGAAATAATAATCTAAATTTTCAATAGTTTTGTTATACATTTTGTTCTCCTCCCAGATCATTTTATTTTTCTTCTAAAACTTTAAATCCATTTGCAGAAATGCTCTTTTTCTTACCATTTTCTAAATAGAACCAATTACCCTTGATTGTTCCCCAAGCCTGGCAAACAGTAGCCTTTGGGTGTTTGCGTGTTCCTGACCATTCAAGATACTCGCAGAACGCTTTTTTTCCGGTTGCTTCTTGCTTTGGCTTCCTGGCAGAAATTACCTCTTGGATCATTTCAACTGTTAAGCGCTCTACACCATCAACATCTAATTTGTAGAAATCAGTCTTGTTGAAGTGGCTTGAAGTGTGGTGCCAAGAGTCCCACTTCAAGCATAAAGATTTCAACTCTTTAACAGAGAGCTTTTTTATCTCTGCAATTGGTGCTGATAACTCAGCTTCTCCATCTTTGGCAGCCTGGTCGATTGCGCTCAAAATATCGCTCTTTGACCATGCCGACAAAGGTTTGATGTTGTCTCTGTAACACTCAATAGCATTGTTAGACATACTAAATCCATAATACCCACTCATTTATTAACCCTCCTTGATAGGTTAAGCCTATCTATATACCTCTAATTGATAGGGGTATATAGAGGGGTTTAACCCTAATTAAGTCATCTAAATATCTTTCCATATTTTCCTCTTTTCCTACCCTCACCAATTTATAGAGACTTGGGACTCTCTAGCCTTTGCTAGGTTGGTTTATAGGGGGGTGGTTAATAGTACCACCGTAGTTCTTTTGAGTTTGTCATAATGTACCCCCTAAAATACGCCGTGCGCCTTTACGTGTTCGATATGTTCGGCAATTGTTAGAGGCTTATAAACATCTTTATAATTTGGGTTTGGTCTAAATACTGTTATATTTTCGCCATCATTTAGAATGAAGCAATCAACAAGCGAACCATTGGACAATGCTTTGATAGGTTTTGCGTTATTTGGAATTTGACTCAACTTGGTAAACCCTTCATTGTTTATTAAGTTTTGTTTTACTTCGTATATTTTCATCTTTCCATTTTCAATGGTTTCTTTTTCTTCTGTTAGATGGTAAGTGATGCCAACATAATCGCAAAATTCTTTTAACTGTTCTACGTTGTAGAAGCTTGCAAAGTGCCATTGCCAATTTAAGTGAATAACTACTTTGTGTTCTGGTCTGTTGTAGCGTTGTGCGTTGCTTGGGGTCTTTTCAACTATTGTTATATATGATTTATAGTTATAGTTGTCTCTTACGTTTTCGTTTGTACTTCCTTTGATTGCGTGAAGTCTTTTAATTTCCATTTCTCTAAGTTCTTTAATTGTTTTTTTCATCTGTTTAGATCCTCATCTTTCTTTTAGTAAAGTATTTAATTAATATCTTATTTACTTTACACTATTAATTATAGACTATTACGTGTGATTGTCAATAACTTTCTAATAAATTTATTGGTGCATTCCTGGAAAACATGACAACGTGCAAACCCTTATAAATAGGGGACTTGTGAGGTGTTGACATATTTTGTGAAATGTGTATAGGAAATAAGCGACATTATTTTGTTTACATTAAAGTAGAGGAAAGTAACAGAGATATTAATCTATACATAACTATTAATTTATATATAATATAATTAGATAAATAAATAAGAGTATGCAAGCATGAACATGCAAGCATGAATGTGTAACTAAACTTGTTACAAGGTGCAACATGCTAGCATGATATAGTAGTAGTTAGATATGACTAACTAGGGATACCATACAAGCATATCAAAATAGTTAACTATGACTAACTAGAGGGACAAGTGTAACAAAGATTGTTACAAGGTTGTAAACAATGAACCAATAAATTAGACATGCTTTACAGACATAACCAAAGCTCAAGCATGATGAACAAATCAAAGGGGCAAGGCATAGGATCATCAAAGCCAACTAACACACCTAAACCATAGGCAAGGCAACAGAGCAACCAAACACACATATTAAATATATAATACGTACGTACTATTAAAGAGAGGGAGCCAACCAAACGGAAACCCACTTTTTAATATTCTCTAAGAGAGAGAGGAGAGAGACAAAGAGAGAGAGCAATACAGATGAAAGCAAATCAAGGACACGAACCAAAGGCAACTAAACCAAGGTAAGCCAAGCCCTCAACCCTTACACGCCAACCAAAAGCACACGGGCCCAGCGAGTGCCAGCAACCACCATAAACGAGTGCTAGCAATCAATAATGGAGTATGCTGCATATTGTCATGGATCATCAAAGGATAGGTAGTCATGCTTTATTATATATATATGTATATATAAGGGGGCTTGTACTGTATCTCTTGAGATTGTTTACAATAGGAGCATATGTCTCCCTGTTTGGGTGTGGGCCGAGGTGATTTCGAGGGGGTACCCTTGGGGGATATTGGGCATAAGCTAGAGAGGGGGGGTTAGCCCTCCGACCACCGAAAATTTCAAAAACCTTAAAAGCCCTAAGCCAATATTCTTGCTATGGTCTATACTGTTGTGTATCTTGTGCTCTCTCTTACTGCTATACGGAATAATGGAAAAATAGTAATATGTTCTTGACAGTAAAGTAAATCAATGCTATTCTTTTACTATACACACTGGAGGTAAAAGAAAGATGAGAGTAATTGGATACGTGCGAGTATCTACTGACGGACAATTCGGAGAGGATAAGTTCGGAGTAGAGGCACAAAGAGACATGATTGAGACTTATTGTAAGGAACATGACATGGAGATTGTAGATTGGAGAGAAGATTTAGGAATCTCTGGGGCAAGTGAATACGATGAGGAACGAGAAGGGTTTTATTCTATTGTGAATGAGGTACATAATCCACCTATAGAAGGGGTTGTAGTAGCGAAATCTGATAGGATAGCAAGGGATATGAACTTGTATTTCTACTATAAGATGTTGTTACAGAAGAAAGAGATTGAATTGTATTCTGTAACTGATGAAACATCACAATTTGGTGAATTTGCGAATGTTATACAGAGCTTCTTGATGTTTGCTGCTGAGCAAGAAAGGAAGAATATTGCTCGTAGGACATTAGGTGGTAGGATAATGAAAGCCAAGAGTGGTGGTTATGCTGGTGGTAGAGCGCCATATGGCTATATTGCTAATCACGGAAAACTCATTATTAACCCAGAAGAAGCTGAGGTTGTATGGTTGATATTCAAGTTGCGTAAACAAGGTAAGTCTTTAAGACAAATCGCTAAACTTGTGAATGAAGAATACTACGCTAGAAATAAAGGTGACTTTAATGCCATGACAATTAGTATTATTTTGAAGAATAAGAAACTCTATCAAGGCTATTATAAGTACGCTAGTGATGAATGGGTTAAAGGGAAGCACGAAGCTATCCTAAAGGAGACTGCATGATAGTATTCCAATTGATGATTGCGTGCGCATTGTTAGTGGGAATATTGGATTTTATTGGAAAACTATTTGCAATTGATGATGATTTTATTGATACAATAGAAGAAATAAAGGCGATGTTAGACGATGAAGATTAAATACAGTTATGATTATGTGGAATAAAATAATCTAGCAAAGGCTAGATTAAACTCAAAGGAGTTGTGGTTATCACGACTCCTTTTTTTGGAGGTATTATGCGTAATTGGGAATATACTTATAAACGAATATTTAACAATGCTAAAAAACATGACCTTTTGGCTATGTCAGACTTGACTGCTTGGGTTTCTAACTGGGTTAAGGAAGATAAGAAAGGTCTTGATGTCATTAATGATGTCTTGCAATTACAAAACAATGAAATGCAAAGACTTGTTGGGTTAAAAGAGTATAACAAGGCTGATGAAGTAAGGGAAATGATATTTAGGACACTCCAAGTTAGCGCTCCTTATAACTTTGACCATTATATGCAAGCCCTAGAATATGATAGACCACCTCATGAAAAGTTCTATCTGCCTCGTAGAAAAGAACTTAAACTTCATGTCCAAGCTCTTCAAGATTTATATGATGATAAACTTGATGAATTGTTTATCTCTGTTCCACCAAGATGTGGCAAAACCACCCTTGTAACATTCTTTACTACTTGGGTTATGGGGAATAATAGCGAATTGTCTAATTTATACGTATCGTTTTCTGATACATTAACCAATTCTTTCTATAATGGTACATTAGAAATCCTAAATGACCCCGCAACTTATAGATGGCACGACATCTTCCCTACATCTCAGATTGTCCAAACAAATGCTAAAGACGAAACTCTTAATATTGACCGTAGGAAAAAGTATCCAAGTTTAACTTGTAGGTCTTTGTACGGTACTTTGAATGGTGCTTGTGACTGTAAAGGCTATTTGATTGCCGATGACTTATTGAGTGGTATCGAAGAAGCAATGAACCCAGAGCGTTTAAATACTGCTTGGAACCATGTTGATAATAATATGCTTACTCGTGCTAAAGCACACGCTAAAATTATTTGGATTGGTACTAGATGGAGTATTGCCGACCCTATTGGAAGACGGATTGATTTGCTCGAAAATGACCCAAAATTTGAAAGTAGAAGATACAAGATAATTAATGTGCCAGCACTTGATGATAATGATGAGTCTAACTTTGACTATAAGTATGGTGTTGGATTTAATACTGATTATTTCCACCAAAGAAGAGCGTCTTTTGAGGCAAATAACGATACACCATCGTGGTTTGCTCAATATCAAGGTGAACCAATTGAACGTGAAGGTACTTTGTTTGATGTAGATGGGTTTATGTATTATAACGGTACGCTCCCAGATGGGGAACCAGATAGAATCTTTATGCCAGTAGATCCTGCCTTTGGTGGTGGAGACTTTACTGCCTCTCCTATCGTGTATCAATTTGGTAAGGAATTTTATGTTCATGATGTAGTTTATAACAATGGGGATAAGTCTATCACTCAACCTATGTTAGCTCGTAAAGCAGTTGAACATAATGTCCAAGCCATGCAAATAGAAGGCTCTAAAACCATGCAATCATTCTCGGAAGGAGTACAAGTCGAAATTGAAAGACTTGGCGCTCATTTGACCGTTACAACCAAGAGAGCGCCTAATGATGTGGCTAAAGAACAAAGAATATTTGATAAGGCACCAGATATTAGACAATTCTTCTACTTCTTGGATAATGCACATCGCTCTAAAGAATATAATCTGTTTATGCAAAATGTCCTTTCATTTAAACTCGTAGGCAAAAATAAACACGATGACGCTCCAGATAGTCTCGCTATGGCTTGCGATATGGCTTTTAGAACTACTTATGCTAAACCAGAGATTGTTATGCGCCCATTTTAATGTGAGTGATAGTAGAGATAACTAAACAATAGTAAGTGAAAGTGCAAAAAATAATATACAACAAATGTATTGATTTTACTGTTAATTTATAGGTGAGGAGTCATTTTTGCTATGGAATTTACAGGTCGTAAAGAAATATTTACAGATGTAAAAACAATTACTCGTGACAATGTTTGCGCAGTTTTGCAAACAGCAGTTATAACACATGACATCAATAGAGCAGAAATCAATTACCTATACGATTACTACAAAGGTAAACAACCTATCTTGGAGAGAACCAAAGAGGTTAGACCTGATATAAATAATAAAATCGTGGAAAATCGTGCGAATGAAATCGTATCTTTTAAAACTGGCTATCTTATGGGTGAACCAGTTCAATACGTAGGTAGAGCCGAAGATGATTGCGTAGAAGCTATCCAAAAACTCAATGTCTTCATGGCAGATGTAAACAAAGACTCGGAAGATGTTGAGTTGATGACTTGGGCGCATATAGCTGGTGTTGGCTATCGTATGATTACTGCCACACCAAAGGAAGATATAGACGCTGAGTCTCCATTCAAACTATATACACTTGATCCAAGAGACTCATTTGTTGTTAAGTATAGTGATTTGAGTAAAGAACCAGTTATGGGAGTTACTTTTGTCACAACTGAACCACCAGTAGATAGAATTTATTCAGTCTATACCAAAGACAGATACTTTGAAATTAGAGATTGGAAGATTGTTAAAGATGAACCTAACCGTTTACATCGTATTCCAATCATTGAATATCCATTAAACCAAGCTAGATTAGGCGCATTTGAGATTGTATTGACTCAATTAGACGCACTTAACACTCTAGACTCAAACAGATTAGACGGTGTTGAACAAGTAGTTCAAGCAATCTTGTTATTCCATAACGTAGATGTAGACGCAGAAGATGTCGGTAGATTAAGCCAAATGGGTGCTATTAAGTACAAAGACTCTAATGCAGAGATGAAAGGTGAAGTAAAATACATCACTGCCGAGTTAAATCAAGCAGGCACTCAAACGCTCAAGGAAGATATCTATGAGTCTGTACTAACAATATGTGGTATGCCTAACCGTAATGGCGGCAGTTCTACTTCTGATACTGGAACAGCAGTTATCTACCGTGACGGTTGGGGAGACGCTGAGGCTAGAGCAAAGGATACCGAGAAATTCTTTAAACGGTCTGAGAAGAATATGTTGAGGATTGCGATTGGCATTTGCAGAGAGATTGAAAAGTTAGACCTACATTTGAGCAATGTTGATATTAAGTTTACAAGACGTAACTATGAAAATGCTTTGATTAAGTCACAAGTATTAACTACCATGCTTGCAAACGAAAAGATTGCTCCTAGATTAGCGTTTGTACATAGTGGATTATTCACTGACCCAGAGGCAGCATATGCAGAGTCAGAGCAATACGAAATGTCTCATCAAAACGAAGAACCACAAGATAAAATGGTTGTGGAGGAGGTAGTAGATGGCGAACACGAAACTATCTCCTAATATGATTGTGACTATTGAACGGATACTTGCAAGAGGCAATACAGCCGAAGTCAAAATCGAAAAATCACAACCAGTAATTATCGAAATAAAACGAAAGAAAGTAGAACCACCTAAAGAGTAGGAGGGAAACCCAAAGGGGTTATGAGCTAACGCTCGTAGCCCCTTTATTTGTATATGAACGAAATTTATGACGAACTAAACAGAATGGCAAAGGTCATTTACGAAGAGTCTGAAAATCTTCCTAATGATGAGAAGAAGAAAAAGATTGAAGAAGACGTCTTGGACTTGTTGGTAGAGATGTACCTCGCTGGTGTTTATCGAATAGGAGATGACACTTACATCAATCTAGAGGAGATGAACGAAATTATCTACTTCTATGTTGAGGGTAAGACTTGGGCTGACCGTATCCGTGAACGCATAGACGATGGCACATTAGACGCACTGACTCTAGCAGTCATTGTGGAAACAGATGGGCATAGGGTATTTGAGACATCTTACTTCCAAACAGCCCAAAAGGTACAAGTGCGTACTGGCAAACAACTCTACAAGACTTGGGTAACAATGGACGATTTGCTAGTACGACCAACTCACTCATTCCTTGAGGGAGACGTTGTGCCATTAGAAACATACTTTGAAACGTACGATGGAGACCGTGCGTTATATCCAGGTGGATTTGAAAAAGCAGAGAACTGTATAAATTGCAGATGTACTCTACTTATCAAATAGTCGGAGAGAAACGACATTAAATACTCGCAAAAAGGTAGAGAAACCTTAAATCACAAGTAACGTGCAGAGAAGCATATAAAAAAACGCAAGGAGGAACTAATGAGTTACTTACAAACATTACTAGGGGAAGCCTACAAAGAAGGAATGACGGTGGAAGAAATCTCCAATGCTTTGGAGTCAAAGCAAGTGGAAGTAAAGAAAGAACTTCCAAAGATTGAGGAAAGTGGAGAATATCAAAGCCTAAAGAAAGCCTTCGACAAAGCAAGCGCTGAAGTGAGCAAGTACAAAAAAGAACTTCAAGACAAGATGACTGATGACGAGAAAGCAAGAGTACAAACACAAGAACTACTTAGCCAACTCAAAGCAGAAAACGAGTCAATGAAGAAACAAATGTCAATCACTGATAACAAAGCCAAGCTAGTTGCTATAGGCTATCCAGAAGATTTAGCAAATGCAACAGCAGAAGCGATGGTCAATGGTGACATGGAAACAGTTATGAGCAATCAAAAGGCAATGCTTGACGCAAGAGAACAGGCAATCCGAGCTGATGTGTTAAGGGAGACTCCATTACCACCTGCTGGTCAAAATGGATCACCAGCAATCGACAAAGCAAAGTTTGAAAAGATGACTATTGCAGAAAGAACGGAATTATTCCAAAACGATCCAGAACTTTATGAACGATTGAAGGGAGATTAAAACACATGGCAACTTCAGTAAAAGCCGATAACTTTATTCCACAAGTCGTAGGTGACAAAATCGCTACAGACTATGGCAAATTCATTACAGTATCAAATTTCGTTGATACATCTACAGAACTAGTTGGTGTTCCTGGTGACACACTAACACGTTTCCAATATGAATACATTGGTGACGCTGCTGTATTAGCAGAAGCTACTGACGATACACCAGTTGCACTAAAGAGCAATCCAATCCCAGTAACAGTTGTAAAGGTTTCTAAACAAGTACAACTATCTGACGAACTAATCCTAAGTGGTGCTGGTGATCCATATGGTGAGGCAGCAACTCAAATTGCTCAAGCCATCGCTCTAAAAGATGACGCTGACGCAATCGCTGCTCTACTAACATCAACAGTAACAGGCACTGGCACTACACTTGCAGAAGCAATCGTAGACGGTCGTAAGAAGTTAGGTGAACGTGGCATGAAACTACAAAACTATGTATTTGTAAATAGTGCTGACTACTTCGACATGCTTGCAGATAACAAGAATTGGATTCCAGCAAGCGAAATTGCTGCTGACCTAGTTCAAAAGGGTGTTGTAGGTATGTACATGGGTGTAAACGTAATCCCAACAGACACAGTAACTGCAAAGGCTCCAATCCTTATGCTACAAGGCGCTCTAAAGAAAGAAATGAAGAGAGAGTTCTTAGCTGAACGTGATAGAGACCTAGCAAACTACACATGGTTACTTGCTGGTTCTGAACACCGTGTAATGTATCTATACGATAAGACAGGTGCAGTTAAGCTAACAGTAGCATAAGGAGCCTCCTTATGAACTACAAACGTAAAAGAGAGGCAAAAGAAAAGGCTCAGAAACCATTATCTGAGCCTCTCAAAGAAGATGTAAAGATTATTGAAGAGGAGGACGCTCATGAAGAAATCGAACATGATAAATCAAGTGATGGCGATAACAAACCAAAGCGAAGAAATAGTGAGCGTGTATCTCGAGGAGTCTAAACAAGCTATTTTAAATAGGTTGTATCCATTTGCTGATATGGAGAATGTCATTGAATGTAAAGGTTTACCAAAACGCTATGAACCTCTATGTGTGCGTCTCACGGTTTACCTAATCAATAAACGTGGGGTAGAGGGACAATTGCTACATATGGAAAACGGTATTCATAGACATTACGAGTCGGCAGATGTGCCAGAGTCAATGCTAAGTGAAGTTACACCTTACGTGGGGATTCTCTAAGATGGTAGGACAAGAAATCAATAAAAGGACATTCTACTACCAATTGTATGAAGGCATGTCTTCGCTTAAATCTGGTGAATACAGAACTGGAGAGAGAGTACCAGTGTACTCCTCTCCCATCATGATGAAAGCGAATATCTCACCAGCAAATGGACAGTCAAATATAGAGCAATTCGGTAATCTAGATGATTATTCAAAAGTAATACTTCTATATGATATGGATTGCCCTATAGATGAACAATCGGTCTTATGGATTGATGTTGAACCTCAATATGATGGAGAGGGGAAAATCATAAATAAGCACGATTACATTGTTAAGCATGTTGCAAAAAGTTTGAATGTTATATCGTATGCGATTGCAAAGGTTGATGTTCGATGAAAAAAATTAGATTAAACCTAAATGATCTAGCCACTACTGAGAAAGCCATCAAAGAACTTGAAGACTTTCAAAAGTATCTAACGCAACTCACTAAAGAGATTGTTACAGAGGCAGCAGAATTAGGTGTATCTATAGCAAGTATCAACTTCTCAGAGGCAATCTATGCAGGTGTTAATGACGCAATTGTATCTTACGAAATAAGCGATGATGGAAGAACTGCCACGATATCTGCCAATGGGCAATCTGTATTGTTCATAGAATTTGGAACTGGCTTATACAAAGCTAGCGCTCCAGATGAAGAAGCAGAAATTATAAGTGGATACGTAATGCCACATGGTACTTACGGAAAAGGCAAAGGTTCCAATCCAAGTGGTTGGGCTTTCGCTGGCTCAATGAATGGAACTGTTCCATCTGATACGCATTTCATAAGAAATGGTGTCTACCATACATACGGTAATGACGCAAACTCTAGTTTGTGGAACGCAAAGAAAGAATTGATACGTGAAATCCCAGAGATAGTTAGGAGGGTTACAAGATGATAGATAAAGAATATGAAGTGTTCGATAGGTGCGTAGAGGCAGTTCTTAAAGTTAGAACTGACCTAACCGAGAATAACTTCTCATCTGATTATGTAGACGCTCCATCTGAGTTCCCTCATGTATCAATTATTCAAACAGATTCTACAACAGCAACTGCTTATCAAGATTACAGATTTATCGAGAATAAAGTAATGCTGACCTATGAAGTGTCAGTTTACTCTAATTTAGAAAGTGGCAAACGTGAAGAATGTAAAAACATTTTGAAGATAATAGACGATACTTTGTTCAGAATGAATATGACAAGACAGACAATGGCGTTTGTTCCCAATCTAATGAATAACTCAATAGCACGCTTGGTAGCAAGATACCAAGTGATAGCAGATGAAGAAAGGTTTTATAGGAGGTAAGATTAATGCCAACAATTAGTTACGCTTCATTCTTAATGCACTCTGATGATGGTAAAACTTACACAAAGTTTTACCCAATCAAAACAACTCCAGAATTGATGGCTCCAAAAGAGGCAGTAGAAACAACTACTTTGGAAGATAGTGGAAGAACTTATATTCCTGGTATCCGTCAAACTGATGGTTCTACTGGTTTCACATCTAACTACGAACTTGAATATGTCCGTAAGGTAGAAGAACTTGGCGAGCAAGACACATACTGGAGCGTTTGGTTAGGTGGTACAGAGAATAATGACGGTACTGTTACTCCTACTGGTGAATTTGGTAAATACAATTTCAAAGGTAGAGCTTCTTATGCAGTATCTGAACAATCTGTAAATGGTGTTCGTGAAATGACAACAAACATTATGCCAAGCCAAGCAATGTACAGAGATAAGACAGGAGATACATTAACACCTGGTGGTGGTGGAAACTGAAACAATAGCGTTAGCAGTAACGCTATAGAAAATAACTTAACCAACTCATTAGAAGATGAGTTAGAACAGTTAGAAGAACTATAGCTCAAAGGAGGTAGTCATAAAGATGGCACAAACAATAACATTTGAATACGATGGTCAAAAGTACGAACTAGAATACACTAGAGCAACTGTAAGGCAAATGGAAAACTCTGGTTTCAATATCGCAGAGATTGACTCAAAACCAGTTACACGTATCCCTCAATTATGGAGTGGTGCATTTATTTGCCACCATCGTAAATTAACACAAGAAAAGATTAACGAGATTTACAAGCATATGGCACGTAAAGATGAGTTAATCGAAAAACTTGCAACTATGTATTATGAAGCAATCTCTACATTAGTAGACGATGATGTAGAAGATGATGATCCAAAAAAGGTGGATTGGTAGAGGTTGGTATCGGTACTTCCTCTACCACACCTATCGTCAAGTTTACCGAAATATTTGAAGAACAATGCCCCATGTATATGTCAATGGGTATGACCTATGAGGAGTTCTGGGAGAAAGACGTAGAAATTGTACGAGCTTATAGAAAAGCCAATAGGTATGCAAAAGACAAGCGAAACAATGAAATGTGGATACAAGGAATGTACATATATGACATTCTAACAAGAGTCTTCCCATTGTATAACAGTTGGGCAAAAACCGAATTACAGCCATATATGACTGAACCATATTCTCTCTATGCCAACACCAAAGAAGAACAAAAGGAAAAGGAAAAAGAGGAAATGGAAAAGATGAGAGATTATCTTGAACAGTTTATGGTTAAGCAAGATGGAGAAGAAAAATGAGTGTAGGAATTGAGACGATTTTCTTTGATGTGACAGGTGATGAATCGCAAGGTGTAGATGTAATCAAGCGTACTATTAGCGCTCTTTCAGAATACAAGAACAAAACAGAAGAGGCTTCTAATTCTGCAAAGCGTTTTTCTAGGGCTATGGAGTCTATAAAAAACATCAACATGAAATCGTTTGTGGATAGTGTTAAAAATGCGCACCCACATTTAATCAATATGTTTAATGCTCTAAAGCGTATCGCTATGTATCGTTTATTTAGAACGATTATCAAAGAGATTACAAGCGCATTTAAAGAGGGTATGCAAAACGCTTATCAATATTCAAAGATACTTGATGGAGAATTTGCTAGGTCAATGGATAGATTGTCTACATCATCTTTGTATCTAAAGAATAGTATAGGCGCAATGGTAATGCCTATCATAAACATGCTTACACCAGCAATCGACTTCTTGATTGATAAATTTGTGGCATTATTAAACATTGTCAATCAAGTGTTCTCCCTCTTAAGTGGTGCTGCTACATGGACTAAGGCTCTTAGATATCCAAAAGAATATGCTGAGGCTGCTGGTGGGGCTACTGCTAAAGTTAAAGAATTGAAAAAG